CCTTCAGCATGTACAGCGCAGCCAGGTCATCATTTGTGTCCTTCTGCACGCGCTGTATCTGCTGAATGGTGGCGCTCTGGTCTTCCAGCGTTTTACTGACCGTCTGTGTGATTTCATTGCGGGTTTCTGTGATGGTGGTCTGCATTTCCGCCATCTCGTCCTTCAGCTGACTGTTGTCAATCTCTGCCCACAGCGCCTCTGCCAGATGCGTTTTTCCTATCTTTTCCCGGAAAAGTTCCAGATAGCCCGCAGCATCATTGCTCGCCCGTCCACTGGCTTCCACAAAAGCAGATTTACCCACCAGGTTGACGCTGCGCACATAAAACCAGAAATCCTTTCCGGGCTTAATGTGCGGACCGGAGACACTCCACTGACTGCCGGTCCCCAGATAACGGGCAGAGGTTTCCACCTGTGCGGCGTCTGCAATTTTTGCCTCCGAAAACCAGAACTCAAACTGCACCGTCGGGTCATAAATGGTCAGTTTCGGGACTGCCGTTATCTGAAAATACCCCGGCGTCAGTTCAACACCGGCAGGCGCTGCCGGTGCGTTAATCCGGAAGGTGGTGGTGGCCGGTTCGCCCTGCTGGCCATAACTGTTAATTGCCCTGACTGTCAGGGTGTATTCCCCGAGCGGCAGACCACTGAAACGATGCTCTGTATCCGCAGTGATGGCGGTGGTCACCAGACGGCTGTCTTCTCCGCTTCCGCTGGTCAGGCGCAGACTGAAGCGCACACCCTTCACCACCCGCGGCGTGTCCCATTTCGCCTGTGCCAGATACTGACCGTCAGCCGCGCTCACCTCCACCGTCAGGTGCTGCACTGCCGGTGGAATAACGCTGTTCAGGGTGCCTGACTGCGGCTCAAAGCTGGCCCCGTTATCCACGATGGCTTCTTTTTCCGGTACGTGCTGCACCGCCGTGATGGCAAAGGTGCCGTCCGTGTTTTCCCGGATGGAGACACAGCGGAACAGGCGACGACGCAGTGACGGCAGGGAGAGTCCCCATACACCGTATGTCTCCACACCATCAGGCAGGGTGCTGACCTGTATCCGGTCCGGCGCGGGGTGTGCAGTGATGGCCACGCTCACCGGCTTACCGCTGCCGTTAATCAGGTTCACCGTGGCGGCACCTGTCTCCGGCAGGGTCACCTCACGGTCCAGTGTCAGGGTGCGGCTGGCGGCATCGATGGACAGGATACGTCCGCCGGTCATGGTCCCGGCATAGTCGTTATCACAGATTTCAATAATGTCACCGGGTGTGTGACGCAGCCCCTGTGACCCGAGCGTGAAATCCACCGTCTGCGTTTCCAGCAGTCCGGTCTTTATCACCCACAGCCCGGCACGGTGGGCCTGACCGCGACTGGTGCAACCGAACGCATCCATCTTCAGCAGGTTGCGCCCGTAGCGCAGTATGGCTTCCGGGTCTTCCACCAGTTCCGTGGAGGTCTGCCAGCCGTTCTGCGGGTCGGTGTAATTCACCTCCACCGCCGTGTGGCGGTCCTTCAGGGCGCTGAAGCTGTAGCGAAACCCCACGCCGTTATCATCCACCACCACATCGCAGTTGGTGTACGGCCACACCACATCCGACGGGCGGTCCTGAACGAACGTCAGCGTCTGGCCGTTCCATACCGGCATACAGCGCATCGCCGAGCAGAAATCACTGAGAACGTCCCACGCCTTACGCTGTTGTGACAGGTACGCATTAAAGGTCATCCGCGGCTCTGTCCCTCCGAAGCCGTCCGGGACCGTCTGGTCGCAGTACTGCCCGATGGCATACAGCGCCCATTTGTCCACGTCCGCGGCCCCCAGGCGTTTCCCCATCCCGTAGCGCGGGTGAGTCAGCATGTCCCACAGACACCAGGCCGGATTGTTGCTGTATGCCGGTTTCAGACTGCCGTCCCAGATACCGCTGTACGTGCGTTTTTCCGGGTCATAGTTTGACGGCACCTGGATGATGCGACCGCGGATATGGTAGTTCACCGTCATCTGCTGGCCGCCGAACTGCTCCGCATCCACCTGCAGCCCCACAATGGCCGTGTTCGGGTAGCACTGTTTCACATCGATGATTTCGGTGTATGACGACCACAGCGTTCTGTTCTGCAGCTGGTCCGTGGTGCTGTCCGCCGTCTCCCGGACCATCCGGATGTTAAAGGGACGGGGAGGCAGATTCTCCAGAATCACCGACGCCAGGTACTGTGAGGTGGTCTTGCCGTTAATGGTGACATCCTTTTCCGTCACCCAGTTACCGTTACGCTGTAACTGAATCAGCAGGCGGACGGATGTCGGGTTTCGGTCACCCTTTGACGTGGTCTGCACCAGTGACTGCACCCCGAAGGTGACCCGCAGGCGGTCAATGTTCGCGGATGTAATGGTGCGCGTCACCGGCTTTGCCTTCGTCACTTCCACGCCCAGTGCGGTTTCCGCCCCGGAGGACTCAAAGCCTTCCGGCGGTGTCTGCTCCTGCTCCCCGGCGCGCCAGACCACGGTCACACCATGTATCACAGGATTACCGTCCGTGTCCGTCAGCGGGGTTTTGTTCACCAGGATACTCTGCAACCCCTTCACCGGACCTTCAATCGGCCCTTCACCAATGGCGTCAATCACGCTCATCATCTGCGTGGACTTAAGATTGTCCTTTGCCTCTACCGGCGTGTGCGCCTTGCCGCCACCTTTACCCACTCTGTCCCCCTCTCCTGTCTGATGTCTGAATCTGTTTATGCCCCAAAAACGACAGGCACCCCGGAGGGTGCCTGTGTCATGACGGAATAAAATTTCTGAATTTCTTCACATTTTCTGTACGCCCCCGTGGCAGATATCATTCCCGGGCGTTACAGTTTTTTCGGGCCAATAAAAACAAAACTCCCTGTGGTTAATCTTCATTTTCTGTTCCCGCAGCCTCCATACACTGCGGGATTTTTTTATTCTTTTTACCTCTGCCGCCCGATAACCACCACCTTCCCGTCACCGCCTTCATCACGGGTGCTGATGTCCTGGGAGATTCGCCGGGAGCCAACCAGCATTTCACCGTAAGGCACCGGCATCGGGTTCCCCTGGGCAATCATGTTATCCAGCGAGGAAAAGTACGTGTTCTGTCTGCCGTTATCCGTGCTTTTGTACTCCGGTACTTTAGCCTTCGGGGCCAGCATCTGAGCCACACCACCCAGAATCATGCTGGCCCCCAGTGAAAACAGCATCGTGGTGGCAGAAAAACCACCGGCTGCCAGGGCTGAACCCCATAACGCCATTGATGCCCCGGCCGTGAAGAACGACCCCACGATGGCCGCCGCCCCCAGCACAATCTGCAGTCCGCCCTTTCCGGCTCCGGCCAGTCGCGGCACAATATGGATGACCGCCCCCTCACCCAGAGGTTCGTGAAGACGGGCGTACACCGCCTCCGGTGCCGTGTCCTCACCGCGAATACGTATCTGGTACCAGCCTTCGTTCATCTGACGGCGGAATCCCGGCACCTGTAACGACAGCGCCCGGATGGCTTCCGCTGCCGTGTTCACATACAGGCTGAGGCGGCGGCCAAATCGTTGCAAATCCCCGTGAAGGCAGATGCGTGCCAGTGGCGGTGACGCCAGACAGAATGCGTTCGTCGTTGCCATTTTTCGGAATACCTCTCCCGTTTACTCAGTTGTTCAGGCAGATGGTGAAGCAGTTCACCGTTGCCGCAGTAAATGGCGGCATGATTGGCCACCGATGCGCCAAAGCAGCACAGCAGGATATCGCCCGCCTGTGCAGAGGACAGGGGCACCCGGTAAAAGCCGGTGACCGCCATATTGTCCAGGTAAAGGTTCTGACCGTTGCGCCACCAGTCATCCTCACGCTCAAAATCCGGCATATCAATTCCCGCCAGATGGTAGGCATCCCGGAACAGCGTGTAACAGTCCGTCACCCTGAACCGCCCCGGGAATCCTGGAGACTAAACTTCCTGAGAAAGAGGTAAACAGGATGACTAAAAATACTCGTTTTTCCCCTGAAGTCCGTCAACGGGCAGTCCGTATGGTTCTGGAAAGTCAGGGCGAATATGACTCACAATGGGCGACAATTTGTTCCATTGCTCCAAAGATTGGCTGTACGCCGGAGACTCTGCGTGTCTGGGTTCGCCAGCATGAGCGGGATACCGGGGGCGGTGATGGAGGGCTCACCACCGCTGAACG